CGGAAGATACATCGCCTGGGCAATGGCGATCGCGTCGGGATCGTCTCAGGTACGCTAGGGGAGCCGGAGCGCTTCCTGGCTTGGCTCAGGTCGGACGGCGGCCCTGAGGCCTGGGCGGGCGAAAAGCCGAACCTGCGCGCGCTGCTGATCAACGCCGCGGGCGAAGCCTACCTTTTCGACGACAGCATCTGGCCGAGCGGTCCTATTGAGTGCGACTGCTATGCGATCGGTTCTGGCCAGGAATACGCGCTAGGCGCCATGACGGCCGGCGCCTCAGCAATGGAGGCCGTCAACATCGCGATCGCCCTCGATGAGCATAACAGCGGGGGATCCGTGGACGTCCTCACGGCCCAAGCCGATGTCTGAGCGCCACGATTACCTCGAGGATGTCGCCGACGCCGACGAGATGATCGCCGAGTTCGGCCAAGCCGGAACACTGCGGCGCCAGACGGCGACCGGCCCGGACTACAATCCGACGGTCATCACCATAGACCACGCCTGCATCTTCGCCGTGCTCGATTACGCCAACCGCGAGGTTGACGGGTCGCGGATCCTGGCGAGCGACAAGAAGGTGCTCTTGGCTCGCGGCGACCTCGACATCGTGCCGACCCTTTCCGACGAGCTGCTGGTCGGCGGCGCGGCACACTCAATTCTCGACGTGCAGCCGCTCGCGCCCGCGGGTATCGTCGTGCTGTGGACAATCCAGATCAGAAAATAGCCACGGTCCAGGCCGCGTTCATCGCGACCGCCGCCTGGCTGGAGCTCGAGGCCTGCATCAAGCAGGCGGAGGCGGGCTCCCTTCGCCAAGACAACCACCAGATCGAGCACGCCCGGGAACGGGCCCACGCCCTGCTCGACACCCACATCGACATGAAGATCGCCGCCCATTCCGCGCTGCGGAGGTCGGCGGCCGACTAGGAGGCGCCATGGCCACGCAGCAGCAGGTTCTTGACGAACTGCTGCGGGGCCTGGAGCCGGAGATCGCGGCGGCTTTCCGCGAGGCGGTTGCCGAGCTGCGTCGCGGAGCCGACCTGCAGCGGGTCATCCAGGCGCTCAGCGCCAACGACATCAACGCCGCGATCGAAGCCCTGAACCTCGATCCGGCCGCCTTCAGCGCGCTGCTCGAGGCGATCCGCGCCGGCTACCTCGCCGGCGGCGATAGCGGGGCTGCGCTGCTAACCGGTCTGCGCCCGCCGGGCCGGCCAACGCTGACGATACGGTTCGACGTGCGCAACCGGCGCGCCGAGGCCTGGCTGCAGGAGCATTCGTCGTCGCTGGTCACGCAGATCATCGACGATCAGCGAGTGGCGATCCGGCAGGCGCTGCGCGCGGGCATGGAGCGCGGCGAGAACCCGCGCAGCACGGCCTTGGATGTGGTTGGCAGGGTCAACAAGGCAACGGGCCGGCGCGAGGGTGGCGTGATCGGCCTCACCGCCAATCAGACGGACTACGCCGAGACGGCCCGCCAAGAACTGGCCTCGGCCGATCCCGCGGATCTTCGGCACTATCTGACGCGGGCGCGCCGCGACAAGCGCTACGACCCCAGCGTCAAGAAGGCGATCCGCGAGGAGCGTGAGCTGGATCCGGTGATCGCCGCCAAGGCCGTCGGCAGCTACAAGAACCGGCTCCTGGCCCTGCGCGGCGAGATGCTCGCCCGGACGGAGGCCATGGCGTCCCTCCACGCCTCGCGGCAAGAGGCTTACCTGCAGGCGGTCGACCGGGGAGACATCGACGCCGGCGCGGTAAGGCGCACCTGGCGCTCAGCCGGCGACGGCCGGGTTCGGCACACGCATCGTGGCCTCAACGGCGTCACCGTCGGCCTGCTGGAGCCCTTCCGCAGCCCCAGCGGCGCCTGGCTCATGTTTCCCGGCGACCCGAAGGCGCCGGCTGCCGAGATCATCGGCTGCCGCTGCACCGTCGCCTACCGCGTCGACTTCCTGGCGAACCTCAGCTGATGCCGCAGGGAAGCTTCTCCGCGACGGTGTCCAAGTGGGTCGCCGAGACCAAGCAACGCCAGACCGCGGTCTTCCGCGAGAGCGCGCAGCGGGTAATCGAGGTGGCCCAGACACCGATCGCCGCCGGCGGCAACATGCCGGTCGACAGCGGCTTCCTTCGGGCGTCCGGAGCCGCGGTGATCGGCTCCAACCCGCCGCCCCTTCGCGAGAAGCCGGCGGGCGACGGCAAGCACACATTCGACATGGGCGACGTCGCGTTGGTCCTGGCCGGCGCCACAGCAACCGACACCATCACTTTCGTCTACACGGCCAAGTATGCCCGGCCCCAGGAGTACGGCGCGCGCGGCCGCGATGGCCGCCGGTTTGTCGGCCTGGCCGCGCAACAGTGGCCGCGGATCGTCCGCGAGGTCGCGGCGGAAGCAAGAGCGAGGTCAAGCTGATGCCGACGGGAAAGCCGGCGCAGATCATGGACGCGCTGTTCGCCCACGCCGCCCTGCTCAGCACTGTAGGCCCTTCGCTGCCCGTCTCGATGCCTGAGCCCGGCGTGACGTTCGATCCCCCGGCCGACGGCAAATACCTGGTGGTCGCCTTTCTCCCGAACCGCCCGCTGTGGGAGGGCCTGCGCGCCGGCAAACTTGACCAGGGCCTGCTCCAGATCTCGACGGTCTGGCCGAAGAACCAGGGCCTGATCGCGCCGGCGCAGGTCGCCGCCCAGGTGGAGGCGCACTTCGCCAAGAACCTGCGCCTGGTCAGCGGCGCGACGAGCGTCCGGATCAACGCCCAACCCTATACGGGCCAGCCGCTACCCGACGGCAATCGGGTCAGCCTGCCCACCACCATCAGCTGGGTCGCCTGACCCACTGACCCGCCCCAAGGCCGAGATGGGCGCCGGCTTCATTCACTGATCCGAAAGGAGCCATCCCCATGGCCTACTCCACGGGCGCAGGGACGCAGGTGTTCTATTGCGTCACGCCCACTCCACCCGCCGCGACGAAATCCGCCTATGCCGCCCTGACTTGGGTCGAGCTGTCGGGCGTTGAGACGGTCTCCGAGTTCGGTGACACCTCTGCGGACGTCAGCTTCAACCTGCTCAAGGAAAACCGCGCCCGCCATCTGAAAGGCCCGGACGATGGCGGTGACCTCACCATCGTCTGCGCCCACGATCCGCTCAGCACGAGCCAAGCCGCGGTCGTGGGCTTCCGGAAGAAACCCTACGCCTACGCCTTCAAGGTCATGACGGCGGATGGAGCGGACGACAACGACGTCGACAGCGTCTTTTACTTCCAAGCCCGGGTGATGTCGGCCCGGCTGGCGGTCGGCGAAGGCACCACCGAATCCCGCCGAACCCTTGTCCTGGGCATCGACACCGAAGTGATCGAGGCGCTGGGCACCGTCGTTTCCGGCAGCTGATCCGGACCTGAACAACAACCTTTTCCTCCCCAACTTTAAGGCCGAGGTCGCACCTCGGCTGCTTTTTGGAGCAAAGACATGGCCGATTTGACCCCAGCAGGCGGCGCTTTCACGCCGAACGAACCCTTCGACGTCGAACTTCGGGGTATCGACGGCACCCAGCTGTTCAACAACGACGGCTCCCCCATGACGATCAGCGTTCTCGGCGCCGACAGCGACACGGCAGTGAAGGCGCGCAACGCGCAGGCGAACCGCCGCATCCAGGCCGGGCCGCGCGCCAAGCTGACCGCTGAAGGCCTGATCGCTGACGGGCACGCTTACCTCGCCAAGCTGAGCCAGAACTGGAACGTCACTATGGGAGGCGAGAAGCCGCCCTTCTCCTATGACGCGGTTCTGGCGCTCTACAGCAATCCGCTCTTCGCTTTCATCGTTGAGCAGGTGGACGCCGCGGTCGCGGAACGCTCGAATTTTTTGAAGGGCTCGGCGACGAACTGATCGCCTACGCGGAGGTTTTCTTCCGCAACGCCCTGAAAAAGCGGGAGCGGGAACACGAGCCCCTCCCCGACTTCCCCCACCAGCTGGCCCCGATCTGGGAGCGCTTCGCCAGGCTCAACCGGCGGCGCCAAGCTGGGATGGCCGCCAATGCTCTGACCTTCCAGGAAATACACGCCTTCAACAGCCTGGCCCACGCCGGTCTAACCGCCTGGCAAGTCGAGCTGATTGAGCGCCTGGACGACGCAGCGCTCGGCGTCAGCCGGGCCGCGCGGACTGCGACGGACAAGGCTGAGGCCTCGACCGAAATCCCAGCTTCCAACGCCCGCGGCGTTCGATCCCTCCTCCGCGACCTGATGACCCGCAAGAACCAGGAAAGGGCCAAGAATGGATGACCTCGCCCGCCTGGGCATGCAGATCGAATCCGACGGCGTCGAGAAGGCTAACCAGCGCCTCGACACCTTCGAGGATAAGGCGACGAGGGCCGAAAAGGCGACCGATGCCCTAGCAACGGCGAGCAGTCGTCAAAGCAGCGCGATCAACAAGATGATGGCCGAGATTTTGAAGGTCGCCAAAGCCATCGAAGAGAACACTCGGCTGCAGCGCGCATCCACCGCGGCTGTGGAACAAGCGGTCGCGGCGACGGACCGCGCGTACGGGGTGACGAGCCGGTACGCGATGAGCTTCACGCCCCTCCAGGCGAACGCACGCGGCGCAGTGGCCGCGCTCGAAGCCGCGGCCGCAGCGGATCGCGAGGTCGCCATTGCAAGCGGTCAAGCGACGGCTGTCGTTGCTCGACAAGCGCAGGTGTTGAGCAAACACAACGAGGTGGTGGGCCTGACCCGATATCAGATGCTCAACCTGGGTCGGCAGTTTGCCGACGTGGGGGTGAGCATCGCCTCGGGCATGCCGATCTGGATGGTTGCAATCCAGCAGGGTGCTCAGATTGGCGAGACGTTCGCCGAGGCACGGACCCAAGGCGTCAGCTTTAAAAGTGCTCTCGGCCAGGTCGCGGGTTCCATCGGCGGCATCATCACCAAGTTCGCGCCCGTCGCTGGCGTGGTCGGGCTAGCCGCGACGGCCTTTGGCCTGTTCGAGCGGGAAGTCGACAAAAACACCAAGGGCGCAACCAGCTGGGCCGATACCTGGCAGGCCACGGTGAACGTCGTCGGCAAGGCGATCATGGACGGCCCGATCGGGGATGGCCTC